TGTGAATGGAATCTTCATCAGTGCAGAACTGAAAGGTAATACAGGAAAACCATCTGACTTGCAGCTTAAAAACACAGCAGCAATCAATGGGTCAAATGGAATAGGTTTGGTTCTATATCCGAAAGGGTTTGAACAATTTCAAAACATAGTGAAAGGGGTGAAAAGATGCAATGTTCACACAGCAGAATTGAATGCTTTGAAAAATGCCCATTCAAGTACAAGCTGCGTTATCGTGACAAAATACTAACCTTGCCCCCTGATAATGCTGACCATCCGCTTATTATTGGAACAGCACTTCACACAGGGTTGGAAAAGGGTGTGACAAAAGCAATTGATGAATACTTCATGTCATATCCAATAATCACAGATGACCATATCAATGAAGCAATTAAGCTTGAATACTTGATACCAAGGGCATCAAAGCTGTTACCCAAAGGGGAATTTGAAGTCAAGATTTCAACGGAAGATTTCATTGGTTATATTGACCTTCTTGCACCAGTGACAATGTTCCATGATTCGGAAGTTCCAAATCAGTATGACATATATGACTTCAAATATTCCAATAACATCAAGAACTATAAGCAGTCAGACCAGTTGCACCTATACAAATACTTCTTTGAAAAGTGCAACCCTGGCAAGTACATCAGAAACCTTTTCTTCCTGTTTGTTCCGAAGGTCAACATTAAACAGAAGAAAACAGAAGATTTATCAGAGTTCAGAAGAAGAATCCTTGATGAACTGGCAAATGTAGAACCTGAACTGGTTCAAATAGATTATGACCTAAACAATGTCATTAACTTCTTACTGAACACAAAGCACACCATTGAAGCAACGGAATTCAACAAAAACAGCACATATCTTTGTAACTGGTGCGAATACCAAAATTATTGTGAGAAAGGAATTGATTATATGTTGTTACCAAAAAATGAAAGAAGGAACATCCAAAAGATTGAAAAGAAAGTCATTTGGATGTATGGGTCACCGTTCAGTGGAAAGACCACATTTGCAAATAAGTTTCCTGACCCCTTGATGTTGAACACAGATGGAAATATCAAGTTTGTTGATGCCCCTTACATTGCAATCAGGGATAAGGTTGAAGCAAACGGAAGGTTAGCACCAAAAAGAACCTTTGCATGGGCAATGTTCAAGGAAGTTATTGAGGAACTTGAAAAGAAAGACAATGATTTCAAGACCATCATTGTTGACCTGCTTGAAGATTGTTATGAACATTGTCGCTTGTACATGTATGACCAAATGAATATTACTCATGAATCAGATGACAGTTTCAGGGCATGGGATAAGGTCATGACAGAATTCTTATCCACATTGAAGAAGTTGATGAACCTGGACTATGAAAACATAATTCTGATTTCCCATGAAGATACTTCCAAAGACATCACCAAAAAAGGCGGTGACAAAATCACTGCAATCAAGCCGAACCTGCGTGAAAAGGTTGCAAATAAGGTTGCAGGAATGGTTGATATTGTTGCAAGGGTCATTGCTGATGGAGATGTTAGAACCCTTTCTTTCAAGACCAACGAAGTAATCTTTGGCGGTGGTAGATTGACAGTCAGCACCAATGAAATTCCACTTGATTATGATGCTTTCTTGGAAGTCTATGAAGAAGCAAATAAAAATGCAGTTGCAGAATTGAGTGGTGAAAAACCTGCTGCATCCGCTTCCACTGAAAGAAAAGGCAGAAAGAAGAAGGAAGAACCTGCTGAACCTGCACCCAAAGAAGAACCGCAAGAAGAAACAGAACCTGCGGATGCTGAACCCAAAGAGGAAATAAAGGAAGAACACACTGAACAAGAAGCACCAAAGACAAGAAAGACCAGGAAAAAGAGGGGCGAATAATGGCTGATGTAATCATTTTGAAAGATGGTTCAGTTGAAACAATATTTGAACCCAAGGATTTCAAATACCTGGTTGAAAAACATCTTGGTTATGATGCTGAAACATATTTTGAAAACTTAATTTCAGAACTGGAACAAGAAGTTGAAGATGCATTGGACAAGGAAAAATCTGACCTTGGTTCTTATGAAGCTTCACTTGAATCCAACACAAGAGCCTTCCTGGATATTAAAGAAATATGCAGAAGCATGATTGAAGATTTCAACAAGGAAGAAGGTAGAAACAGACTGGCAGCTTTAAGACCCTGGCGAAACCAGGTTCAAGAAATAATTAAAATTATCAATAATCAAATTTAGAAAGGATAAGGTGATTTATTATGGCACAAAACATTTGGGATAAGTTTGATAAGCAGTACAACACAGAGGAATTGGCAAAGGAAGTTAAGGAACAGAAAGAAAATGGTGGCAACTTTACCCCTGTTCCCTTTGGAAGCTATGAAGTAGCAGTAACCAAAATGGAACTGACAGAATCCAAAGCACATGACCCTATGGTTACAATTTGGTTCAAGGTTCTGAATGGCGAACACAAAGGCAGCTTGATTTTCTACAACCAGGTAATCACACAGGCTTTCCAAATCCATCTTGTCAATGAGTTGTTAAGAGCAATGGACACAGACCTTGACATTGAGTTTGTAACATACAAGCAGTATGCACAGCTTCTGATGGATGTTCATGAAGCTATTGATGGCAACCTTGAATTTGGTTTGGACTATACCGAAGGAAAGAAAGGTTTCCCCAAATTTGAGATTACAGAAGTGTTTGAAGTTGAATAAGTAAGCACAGGGTGTGAGTGCTTAAAAATTTTTAAGCACTCACATTTTACCCTGGACTTCCCCATTATTAGTATAACCAACAGCTTATAAACTTATACAGAAAGGATGTGAATGAAAATGCTGTTTTATGACTTTGAAGTTTTCAGTCAGGATTGGTTGGTGGTCATCCTGGATGTAACAAACAGAAAAGAACATGTAATCATCAATGACCCTGATGAACTTGAAAGAGTGTACAAGGAAAATGTCAATGACATTTGGGTTGGCTATAACAGCAGACATTATGACCAATACATCCTGAAAGGCATCCTTTGCGGATTTGACCCCAAACAAATCAATGATTTCATTATAGTGAAGGGAAACCCTGGATGGAGGTTTTCTTCTGTGCTGCGGAATGTACCATTGATAAATTATGATGTGATGCTTGGAACTGATAGAGGATTGAAAACTTTTGAAGGGTTCATGGGTCACAACATCAAGGAATCAAGTGTTCCTTTTGATATAGACAGAAAACTGACACAAGAAGAAATTGATGAAACAGTAAAGTATTGTAGACATGATGTGGAACAGACCATTGAAGTGTTCTTGCAAAGAAGTGAAGAATTTGATGCTTCCAGGGAACTTATTAAGATATTCAATTTACCAGTAACATCATATAGCAAAACCAAAGCACAATTGGTTGCTGAAATATGTGGTGGTATGGGAAAAAGGTTTGATGGCAATGAATTTGACTTCCCCATTGTTCCATGTGTGGAAAAGCAATTGAAAAAATATAGGTATGTTCTTGATTGGTACAAGAACCCTGAAAACCATGATTATTCAAAATCACTGGAAACAATCATTGCAGGTGTACCACATACCTTTGCCTGGGGTGGCATCCATGGGGCAAAGAAAAAGAACACTGAATCAGGGGTGCTGCTGAACATGGATGTTACAGCTTATTACCCTTCCATTCAATTGCAATATAAGTTTGGTTACAGGAACATGTCAAAACCTGAAAACTTTGAATTGATTCACAATGAAAACTTACGGTACAAGGCAGAGGGAAACAAAAAAGCAAGGTTACCTTTCAAGATTGCAGACAACAGTATTTCAGGACAATTGAAGGATAAAAACAGTAAACTATATGACCCTATGATGAATAATGCAGTTTGTGTGAACGGTCAATTGATGCTTCTGCTGCTTATTGAAATGGTTGAACCACATGCACAGCTTATTCAGAGTAATACAGATGGTATTTTGTTAAAACTTAAAACCATTGATGATTATGACATCCTGGATGATGTTGTCTATGAATGGGAATGTGCAACGGGAATGAAAATGGAATTTGAACTATTCAGCAAGGTGTTCCAAAAGGATGTGAACAATTACATTCTAATTGCTGATGATGGGAAAATCAAATCCAAAGGTGGTTATGTGAAAAAGCTTTCAAATTTAGATTATGACCTTCCCATTGTCAACAAATCACTTATCAATTACATGGTTCATGATGTATCTGTTGAAGATACAATTCTGAACTGTGATGAACTGAAAGAATTTCAGATGGTCAGCAAAATCAGTAATAAATATCACCACATCTTGCATGGTGACAAGGTGTTAAAGGAAAAGTGTATCAGGATATTTGCTTCAAAAGCACCTTCTGATGCAGGTGTGAAAAAGGTCAGTGTTAGAACTGGGAAACCTGAAAAATTACCAAATTCACCTGCCCACTGCTTCATTTACAACGATAATGTGAACGGAAAGAAAGCACCTGAAAAGCTTGATAAACAATGGTATATCAAGTTTGCAAAGAAAAGGCTTGCTGATTTTGGGGTGGTGTGATGGAAAGGTACAAGATAAAACAGAAAGGAAGTGATGGAACTTGTTTTTCAAAGGCTATGTGGAAACCAAAAATAAAAAGTGCATTGAGAAGTTCAAGAACAGAACTGATTTCAAAACCTATAATCAAGTGAAGTCACTTCCTGAATTTGCAGGTATTTTGGATACTGACACCATTCTGATTGATATTGATGACTTTGAACAAAGTGAACTTTTGTTTCAAATAGTCAAAGACCATCAGTTGAAGTGCAGAGTTTATGAAACCACAAGGGGTAAACACTTCTTGTTTAAGAATACAACTGTTGACACCAACAGAACCAAAGCGAATCTTGCAATTGGTTTGGTTGCTGACATCAAGCTTGGTAAAAAGAATTCATATTCAGTCTTAAAGTTCAACAATAAAGAAAGAAAAATACTTTATGACCAAGCTGACAATGAAGAAGCACAGGAACTTCCAAAGTGGATGCTTCCAGTGAAAACAACAATGGAATTCCTGAACCTTGAACCTGGTGATGGAAGAAATCAATCCCTGTTCAACTACATATTAACTTTACAATCAAATGATTTCAGTGTGGAAGAATCCAGGGAATGTATCAGGCTTATAAACAAATACATTCTAAAAGTTCCATTATCAGATGATGAATTAGAAGTGATACTGCGTGATGATGCTTTCAAGAAACCAGTGTTTTTCAAAGGTACAACCTTCCTTTTTGATAAATTTGCAACTTATTTGAAAAACAACCATCACATTATCAGGATAAACAACCAATTGCATCTTTACAGGGATGGGGTTTATATCAGCGGATACATGGAAATTGAATCTGAAATGATTAAACATATCCCCCAACTTAACAGGGCAAAAAGGGCAGAAGTTTTGGCATACCTGGAAATTATGATTCGTGAAAACACCCCTGCATCCCCTGCCCACATGATTGCTTTCAGAAATGGAATCCTGAATATGAAAGACGGAAGCTTCACAGCATTTTCCCCTGAACATGTAATCACCAACAGAATTGAATGGGACTATAACCCACATGCTTATTCTGAAATCACAGACAAGACCCTTGATAAGATTGCTTGCAATGACCCAAATATCAGAGCATTACTTGAAGAAGCAGCAGGGTTCTGTTTGTTCAGAAGAAATGAACTGGGTAAGGCTTTCATTCTGACTGGTACAGGAAGCAACGGAAAATCAACTTACTTGAACATGCTGAAACACATGCTTGGAAGGCAAAATATTTCATCCCTGGATTTGAAAAAGCTTGGTGACAGGTTCAGCACAGTAATGTTATTTGGGAAGCTTGCAAACATTGGTGATGACATATCAGATGAATTCATTATGGATGCATCTATATTCAAGAAAATAGTTACTGGGGAAACCATTGATGCTGAACAAAAGGGTCAACCAAAATTTGAATTTGAACCATATACAAAGTTATTCTTTTCAGCAAACAATATCCCAAGGATGGGTAAAGGAAGGGATTCTGCTGCAATATTAAGGCGGTTGGTCATCATCCCATTTGATGCAAAATTCAGTTCAGATGACCCTGACTATAACCCACATATTGGTGATATGCTGCGGTCACAGGAATCAATGGAATATCTGATTCAACTTGGTTTGAAAGGTTTGAAAAGAGTTCTTAAAACCAAGAAGTTCAGCGAATCAGAAAAAGTTCAAAAAGAACTTGAAGAATATGAAGAAAGTAACAACCCAATTCTTGGTTTCATCAGGGAAGTTGAAATGGATGATGAATTCAAGATTGAGAATGAACCAACAAAGGATGTTTACAAGAGATACCAAGAATATTGCTTGGCAAATAATCTGCAACCTATGTCAAACATTGAATTTTCAAAGCAAATCAACAGAATTTTGAACATGCAAGTTGTTGTTAAAAGGATTGGAAACAAGACCCACAGATTATTTGTTCCAAGGTAAAAGAAAGGGTGGTGTAAGTGGATACATGTGTAATGTGCGGCGAATATGTTCCAGAGGGAAGGCAGGTTTGCATCAGTTGTGAAAAAACACCTTCCATCAAAGACAGTGGGAACAGAAGGAAGTTTGAAAGTGGTGCAGTCAGAGATATTCAGGAAGGTAAAGGAAGGTGTGACCTTCTTCCCCTGGGTGTAGTGGCTGACTTGATGGGGTTAA